AGTCAACCAGTTGGGAAACTGTTCCACTGGGCTTGACACAAGTAATAGCAGTGCTATGAGGGATACCAAGACGGTCAGCCCACTCAGCGTTAGTAGAAACAGCCACATTTTTAAGATGCTCCAATGTTTCGGACAACCCTTTGTTCTCCAAGGTCATCAGCTTATTGTCCATTATTCCTGTTAGTGATACACCTAGCAATCTTTCCGCTGCTGTATTGGTGTTCCACACTTTTCGCAAGTATGGAAAGTTTGTGTAGGTGGACTGTATTGTTCCAAGTACAGTTGCAATGCGGGTTTTTCTTGCAAGGTCTTCCAGACTGTCGTTAGCACGTATGACAACTTCCGTAAGATTACAGAACTGATTCGGCCTAAGTATGATTTCCGAACATGGATTGGTTCCGAACTCATAGCAAGACTCTCTACGGCCATTTTTTGCAGCTTGTTTAACTGATGCTTCTCTGTTGAAGATACCTCGTTCACCACTACCACTCTCCATTAGGGCTGTCCACTCACGCATGAATGCCATGCTGTCTGGTTTTTCTGTATAAGATACTGAGTTATTAGCCAATGCTCTGTGTGCCGCATTCTCCCACCAGTTACCTGACTTGGCATGGCGCATACGATCATCAGATAGATTAGATAAACTAATCATAGCACTACGGCGTACACCACCCACTACCACTACCTCACCAATCTTACACATAAGATCGTGACACTCTAGGCTGGACAGCTTACGTCCTTGTGCCTGTTTGAATGTAGTGATAGCAAAGTTAAACAGATCAATCAATGGTGCTGGGCCTGATGCCCTACCACCAAATGTCTTTAGTCTTGCACCTGCTGGCCTGACTTTAGATACATCCCACTTGGGAATTTCGCCAGCCCATAGGAGTGCCAAAACTTGTCTCAGCCCTTTAGCCCAGCCTTCCTTGCTGTCCTTGATGACAACACACGTTTCGCTTTGGAAAAGAGTAGGAACATCAGGGAGTTTAGTAATGAACTGACGCTCAACACTGAAACCAACCCCCGTCCCGCAAAGGAGGATGAACATCGCCTCATCGAAAGACTTAGGATCATCTACGGGTAGGTAGCTACAGTTATACATACAGGTATTGTCACGATCTGCAGCCTTACCTGCTGTCATCATTGACCTCATACTAGGCATGACCTCTAGGCTCAGTATAGCATCACGCATTTCATCTAGGTCAACAGGCTTGAGCCATGTCTTTGCAATGTTTTGTAGGTATCGTTCTACTGTTTCTCCCCATGTCTCACGGCGTCCTTCATCCTCTAACCATCGTGCATAGCGGCTAGTAGCAATGAAAGTCTGATAGTCAGTAGGCAAATAGTTATTATTCATCAGTTGTTATCCTCATCTTGGTTATACTTATACCATCTATATCATATATGTATGCATAGATAGCTTCATTTAATTCCTCTTGAACACTACCGTCTACTGGCATAGGGTAGTCCTCTTCATCTATTTCAAGACTTATTAATACCCTAGCTTTCATTTTCTAACTCATGTATTAATCGGTCAATGTACCAACGTGCTTTACGCAAGTCCTCTACACCGTTCTTGTAAGGCCAACGCCATATGTACTTGAAGGCATTCTGCCAACAGTAGGCATGGTGTGGCTCTACATATGATCCCTCTGACATTGCCTTCATTGCATCAATGCACTCAATCCCCCCCGAATTGTACTGTGGGGGATGATTGACTACATCTGCTGGTAACTCTTTCCATTTAGCCATTAGGCATTACCTCTTGTTTTAGATGTTAGCGTTAGCACATTACCGTCTGCTGTATAACTAGGCTTTTCATCAGGTTCATCGCTTAACCTATTAAGAACATAGCTATGCAGTGCATCTCTTACGTATTCGTCTTCCTCTATTACAGGTATAACAGAACATAACATGCTACACAAGTGAGATAGATAAGCAAAGTCTTCTTCACCCAAAGGGTTATTCTCAGATGATACAAGAGATACCTGTACGTCACCATCCCATGCACCATTCTCATGGTAAGGAGTGATACGTATTATAAAGTCTTCATCCCTCATGTCATTTACTATATCTTTTATATTCATTTACTTCCTCACTACTTTGGGATGTGGGTAGGCAACAAACTTAGTGCCTAATGCCTTACCCTTTTCTTTTAACCATGACTCAGGTACAATCCTATCATAACATTCAAAGCCATACCTGTCACACCATATTTCATATGTACTCTTAGCACCCTTACGTAGCTTACGTCTACCGTTTTCAAACACAAAACGTATATCTAGTTTAGGGTGTTGCTTTTTTATCGCAAGATGCTTTCGCCTATCGTCTGTAGTAAACATACCCTTAGTCTCAATGATGATACCATTGGGCAGTATAAAGTCTGGTGTATAGGTACGGTACGTCAAGTCTTCCCATTCAATCTTCATTGATTCATACTCGGCAAGTACACCTTGCTCTTTTAAATAGGTAGCCAGTTTAACTTCTAGTCCACTTCTGTACCCGTACTTTCTAGCTGCACGAAAGCTCTTGCCATTCATCACCGCCAGAAAAGGTGTCGGCTTGGCTGTACAGTCCAAGGATTATGCGTCAGGTTTAGCTTGGTCAACTCTTCCTGCACTACTTTATCCATTTCATTACGTGCATTAATAGCTTCACGTAAAGCACCGTACTTCTTTTTCTTTAGGTCTGCCTTGGCTTGGTTGAGGTCATCTTCCATAGTGGCAATGGCCTCTTCCATATCTTTGATTTCTTCTTCATTAAACATTAAAAGTCTCCTACCTTTAGGGTTGAGTAGTCTCCCCAACCAGTACCATATTCACCCGACTTGTTAGCCTCCGCTATAAGGGCGAGTGTTTCCTTAACCTGCTTAGTTGATTCTATAACTAACTCAGGTGACATGACATGCAGGTGTGCCATGTAGGGTGCAGTCTTTTCAATAGCAATAAAGCTAAACTCTTTAGCCTTTATGCCAGCCAGTTTACAAGTAAGCAAATAGAAAGCAGCTTGTATATGATAAGCGTACTTACCAACTTGTTCTGCAAAACCTTTTGGCGAAGCATCAATAGTAGTTTTAATGTCAACGATCTGTCCTGTCTCTGGTATGTATAGGTCTGGTCTAGTCTTAATGTTTAGACCACTCACAGGATCAACTGTAAACACACTGCTTTCTGTTACCCTTTCCTTGTGTGTCAGTAAGGCATTGCACACTGGATTGTCAAGTGCTGACTGACACATCTTGTTATGTACATGATACTCAACCTCTGTTAGTACAACCTCGTCACCTTTCTTGTTAGCGTACAGGTCTTTGTACAGCTTAGAGGTACGTGTCTTTGGGCCTTTGGTAACAAGGTCACGATCTGGCTCAAGTAACGTAGCATGTACGGCACTGCCCAACGCAAACGCTGGACTGTCACCTAATGGTTTCTGTGCCATGTAGTGTGCAAGCGATTGCTTACACACCGTTTTAATGGCAGATGAAGAGTAGCCTACCTGTTTGTGGTAGTCCTCATTTGACATGTCATAGACAATGCCTTGTGGTGGCATATCAAACATTATGCAAACGCATCTTCATCAATGTCTACCAGATCATCTACAATGGCATCTGGAATTTCCTCATTGCTATGCTGCATTTTATCACTCCATTCATTTAAGATGTATTGATTGTAGTTGGCAATCCATGCCATAAAGTCAGCAAAGACTTCCTGTGTATCATTGTCCATGTCTAATGCAGACATAAGATCAAGGTTTGCAGTAGGTAGATAGAAACAGCTACCGTTAGGTAAGTCACGCTTCTCTGTACCACAATCAATGTAGTGCTGTGGTGGTAAGCGTTGCATCTTACCTAGCTTGTTGAATACAGCACCAAATGTCTTGAAGGCATCACGGTTTTCAATCTCGTATATAAACGGGACCGTGCCTACATCAACAGGATTACCCTGTGCATCTGTGGGCTTGCCCAGTGTAGCTGTACCAAACAAAGCACGTACTCGTTTGATAGAACGGATCAACTCTTTCATGCTGTCAGGTAGACTGTTGAAGTCCTCAATCCAACCAGAAGGCTTACCACAGTTGAACCCACCGTCATTGTCCTTCATGTCAGTGTTTAGGTTGTCACCCATAACAGTCTTGACATAGCGGTTAGGTGTGGTGTCATTGCCCATGACAAACTTCTTGTACATGAAACGCTGTAGGAATGGGCGAATGAGTACCTTCTCGGCAAAGTATGTAGGACCATCAGGTATCTCTAGCTTGTATGTGCCACCCTCTACTACCTCTACATTTACCTGCTTACCCTTAACCTCTGCCTGTCCCATGACAGGTGTGTGGTTGATACGCAGACGGGCAAGAGAGCTTGCCTTCTTCTCTGTGGATGCCGCTTGGCCCATGCCCATAGCCTTAGCCATAGCTGCGTAGTTGTTAGTGTCGATTGTTGTTACTTGATTTGTCATGTGTATGTTCTCCTTAACACTGAGCGAATTTTGTAGTTATATCATGCTACGTCTTTGGTGTCAAGCCAATTCGGACCAATCTTTGCCTCTAATAATAGAGGAATGTTGAAGTCTATATTCCATTTCTTGTTGACAATGGATATCAGCCTGTCGTTTGTTCTGTTTATGATCTTGAGTACCTTGTCTGTTTCATCAGGGTGTATGTCAAGTACCACACTGTCATGTACGGTGTTGACTATACAACTCTGCATCTTGTTTGCCTCCAACATCTTGTCTATGTATATCAGACATATAGGTACAATGTCAGCCGTTGCAAAGGATTGCACCGGATAATTTTTTATCTGTGTGAAATATGTCACACCTC